AACCTAAACGTTGACGACACAGGCAACACTTTTGCTGGTGTATTAAACGGTAGATATAAAGTGTACATTGACCCGTACTCAGCTAACTCATCAACAAGACAATACTATGTTGTAGGTTACAAAGGTACTTCACCATATGACGCAGGTATATTTTACTGCCCATATGTACCTCTACAAATGGTAAGAGCTGTTGGTCAAGATACATTCCAACCAAAAATTGGTTTCAAAACTAGATATGGTCTAGTTGCTAACCCATTTGCGGAAACAGGAGCTGTATCTGGTTCGGTAACACCTGTAAACAATTCAGGTTCTGCTAACTCAAACAGATACTACCAAAGAGTACAAGTACAAAACATAATGTAATATTGTTGTTTTGAACAGATTAAAGGGCGCTTCGGCGCCCTTTTTTTTTGGCTCCAGGAAATGGATAAATAGTATTATGATAAAAGAAATGGGATGGGTATTAGGTTTAAGTGCAGCTATTATGATGATTGCCATTTTAACTTTTCCTACAGAAAAAAATAGATTAGAATATATTGAAGAAAGAATGGATAGTTTAGAAAGAGAAAAATCCGTTTTAACACAAAAAGAAAAAGAATTAGAAGCAATAGCTACTGAAAAAGAGTGGCAAGAGGTTGACAATGACAACAATAAATAGTAATTCAAGACAGCCATCAAAACTAGATTACGCTGATCCTACAAAGTTTAAATTTAGTATTATTAAACTTCCTAAAGTAGAATATTTTTGTACACAGGTAAATCTACCTGGTATCAATTTAGCAGATAATTACGAACAACCAACACCTTTTAGAAATATACCTTTGCCAGGAGAAAAGTTAAGTTATGAGCCTTTGAATATGACTTTTATAGTAGATGAAAATTTAGAAAACTATCAAGAGATACACGGTTGGTTGAGAGGTCTAGGTTTCCCTGGTGGTTATTCAGAATTTAAAAATCTATTACAAGCTGGCGCTGATAGATTTCCAACATCACAAAGCTCGGTACTAGGTGACGCAGGCCGAGAAAAATTTTCAGCACCTAATCAAGGTGGTATATTTTCAGACGCCACATTGTCAATTTTAACAAGTAAAAATACTAAAAATATTGAAGTGAGATTTAGTGATTTGTTTCCAATATCATTATCTTCTCTATCATACAATCAACAAGCCTCGGACACGGATTACCTAACAGCCACGGTAACTTTCAATTACAAGATATTTGATTTTGCGTCTTCAGGCTCGTCAACTACATCTATCACAACCTCTTAAAAGCTTTACTTTTTTTGAGTTTCGTGATATATTGGAGATATTATGGATTTAGAACAACTACAAGAACAAGCAGATAAAGATTTAAAAATTAATGATACCGAGTTAGACTTGGAATCATTAAAAACACCACAACTACATAACAAATATTTAAAATATTTAAATAAATTTAAGTTATTACTTACCAGATCGGAAGACGAATTAAAAAATATCACTAAAGATAAATGGGAATATTATACAGGTAAATCAGACCCAGCTGTCTATCAAGCAAAGCCATTTAATCTAAAAATTCTAAAACAAGATGTTGACAAATATATTAATTCAGATGAAGAATATCAAAGAGCATATCAAAAGGTTAGATATTTGGAAACCGTTGTTGATTTTTTAGATAGAACCGTTAGGCAAATTTCTAATAGAGGCTTTGTAATTAAAAATGCAATAGACTGGAGAAAATTTACTAGCGGAGCTATTTAATGATTATATCAAACAATTATTATTATTTCACAAAAGCATTAGACGATAATGTTTGCGATAAGATATTAGAGTTAGGTAAAGAGAAACTTAAAACTAGTGGTATTATGGCAGGCACTTTTGACAAAAGAGGTATTGAAGAAGAAAACTCAAATATTGAATATCAAGGTGATAAAACTCAACAAGAAGTTAGCGACAATGCTATGGTTAGAGATAGTAAAATATGTTGGTTGGGTGATAATGATAATGAAAAATGGTTGTATGAATTATTACAACCTTATTTACACACAGCAAATCAAGAGTCAGGTTGGAAATTTCATTGGGACTGGAGTGAATCAATTCAATTTACAGAATACGGATTAAATCAATTTTATGGTTGCCATTATGATGGTGGCTCAGATCATAATTGTGTATTTAAAGATGGACCTGAAGGTGGTAGAGGTAAGGTTAGAAAGTTAAGTATGACCGTTAACTTAAGCAAGCCTGAAGATTATGAGGGTGGTAATTTAAAATTTGATTGGGGTCCTCATCAAAAAGAATCTCAAGGTCCTAGATTTAAAGAGTGTACAGAAATTAGACCTAGAGGATCAATAATTGTTTTTCCTTCTTTTATGTACCATCAGGTTACGCCTGTTACCAGAGGTGTTAGATACTCTTTAGTAATGCAAAATCGTGGTAATCCTTTTGTATAATGACAACAACTAGATATTTAATAGTAGATAAAGTAAACGAAGTCTATCTCAAAATTGAGGCAGATGAAGATATTAGGCGTGAGTTAGGTGAATATTTTACCTTTGAGGTTCCTGGTTTTAAGTTTATGCCACAATTTAGAAATAGAGTGTGGGACGGAAAAATAAGATTATTTTCTTATGCTACTGGTAAAATATATGCAGGTTTATATCCTTATATATTAGATTGGTGTCAAAAAAATGATGTACAAGTAGTTGATGGCACAAAAATTTCAGATGTAAATATTAAATCAGACGAAGTTGATAAGTTTTTAAAAGCGTTAAAGGTGCCATTAGAAATAAGAGATTATCAAAAAGAGGCATTTGTTTATTCAATACAAAAAAGTAGATGTTTATTATTATCGCCAACTGCCTCTGGTAAGTCTTTAATAATATACTTAATGTTAATATTTAATTTGTTGAGATTAAAAGAAAAGAAACAAAATAAAATATTAATTATAGTACCAACAACTTCACTAGTAGAACAATTATTTAAAGATTTTAAAGATTATGGATATAATAGTGATCGTAATGTACATAGAATATATCAAGGTCACGATAAAGAAACAAACAAGAGAGTTGTCATATCTACTTGGCAATCAGTTTATAATATGCCTAAAAAATGGTTTAAACAATTTGGTATGGTAATAGGTGATGAGGCACACTTATTTAAGGCAGTTTCTTTAACTAAAATTATGACAAAATTAGAGACTTGTAAATATAGAATTGGCTTGACTGGTACTTTAGATGGTACAAAAACACATAAGTTGGTATTAGAGGGTTTATTTGGTACCGTTAATAAAGTAGTATCAACAAGTGAGTTGCAAGAGAAAAAACAATTAGCAGACTTAAAAATATTTTGTTTAATTTTGCAACACGATAAACAGGCAAGAGAATTTTTATTTGGTAAATCATATCAAGAAGAAATGGATTACCTAGTAAGAAGTGAAAAGAGAAATAAGTTTATCAGAAATTTGGTGACTGGTTTACAAGGTAATACATTATGTTTATTTCAATATGTAGAAAAACACGGTCAAACACTAAAAGAAATGATAGAGGAGAAAGCAGATGAAAGAAAAGTTTTTTATGTTCACGGAGGCATTGAGGCAGATGAGAGAGAAAAAATTAGATTTATTACCGAAAAAAGTGAAAACGCTATTATCGTTGCAAGTTTTGGGACTTTCAGTACCGGCATTAATATTAGGAACCTTCATAACATTGTTTTTGCTAGTCCTAGTAAATCCAGGATAAGAAATTTACAATCAATAGGTAGAGGATTAAGATTAAAGGATAACAAAAGTGGCGCAACTTTATATGATATATCAGACGATCTTACAAAGAATGAAAAAGAAAATTATACATTATCACACTTTAGGGAACGAATAAATATATACAATGAAGAAGATTTTGAATACGAGATACATAATGTTGATTTATAATAAATATGGATAAGGCTATGCACCAACAAACATTAAATATAAAAATAATTAAACTTGTAAATGGTGATGATATCGTTTGCCATTTGCCTACAGGTAAAAATCAATTAACAGAAAAATCGCCGTTAGTGAGGTTAGATAAACCACTAGTGGTAAAGTATGTGCCACAAATGACGGCTGCAGGATTTAAAGATTACATAGCGTTAATCAGATGGTGTAATTATACGCCAGACAAAGTTATTACAATTCCAAAAGATAAGATTATGACAATTACAAATGCTTCAGGTGAAATGATAACAAATTATAATGTCATTGCGAATCAATATGACAAAAAACCAATGCCTGTGAGAAAGTCCGGCTACGAAAGAAAAGAATTGTCAAACGAAGACAACTTAAAAATAAATGAATTATTTGATGAATTTGATGATGATGGTGATTGGGCGGATGACCCCCTTAAAAGAACTATCCATTAAAGCTGTTCTTCAAAGGGCTACACCCCTATTATAGGCATAAATTATGAAAAGTCAAGTCTGGAAACACACTTTAAAAAATCATAATAAAATAAAAGATTACTTATTAAAAGAGTTTGAAAAAACACCAAAAAATAAGTTTGATGATGGTATTGACTTAATTGAAAGAACAGACTATTATCAAAAATCAGACCTACAATCAAGACCTTACTTTGCTAAATTTCACTTATATGCAAAGGATTTTTATGATGAAATGGTGAATCACTATTGTTTAAACGAATTTAACATAAGGAACGGTTGGTTCCAACAATACAAAAAGAAAGGAACACATCATTGGCACTTTCACGGTGGTAGTAATTTAAGTTTTGTTTACTATATTGAACTAGATGATAAGAGAAATAGTACAGAATTTTATGACCTGGAAAACAGAAAAATTTTTCAGCTAGATATAAAAGAGGGTGATATCGCAGTATTTCCTTCTTATATACCACACAGGTCACCTGTAATAGAAACAGACAATAGAAAAACTATAATCAGTTGCAATGTTAATTTTATGGCAGTTGAAGAAAAAATGATAGTATAGGCATTGACTTTTACTACTAAATGGTGTATATTTAAACTATGAGAAAAAAAGCAAAATCAGAGCATTATGTTAATAACAAAGAATTTTTGGCCGCTATGGTTGAATATAAGAAATCTGTTAACAAGGCTAAGCGTGAAAATAAAATAAAGCCGCCTGTAACCGATTATATTGGTGAGTGTTTTTTAAAAATAGCAAATCATCTATCGTATAGACCTAACTTTATTAATTATACATTTAGAGA